AGTCGATCAAATTCATGACGGTCGATTGCCAAGCGACCAGCCCGCACTTCTGGTTCGTCGTTAGGGCATGGAACGATGATGGATCGTCACGGACTCTCGACGCCGGATCTCTCGACACATGGCAGGACGTCCGTGACAAACAGCTTGAGCACGGAGTGCAGGATGTCCACGTCGTGATCGACTCCGGCTATGACGCCCCGGCGGTTTACGCGGAGTGTCTTCGATATGGGCGCTTTGCCAATCGCGCCGGACGGGTGCCTCTGTGGATCGGCTGGATGCCTTCCAAGGGAATGCCGCGCCGAGGATGGCGAAACGCAAAGAGCGGTGTCGACGAACCGTTCTTCCTTCGAGGCATTGATCCCCGGGTCGGCGACAACGCTGGAAGGCAGGGATCGCTCGAACTCAAGCTCCTCGAGTTCGGAACCGACGTCACCAAGGACATCCTTGAGCGCCTGCGCCGCGGCGGAACGGCAGTTCGATGGGAGGTGGTCGAGAAGGCTGCGAGCACCGACTACTGGCGGCACATGGACTGCGAACAGAAGATCGCTCGCCTGTCTAGTGCTACCGGACGCACGACTTGGACGTGGCTGCCGCGCTCCAGCAAATGGCCGAACCATCTTTTCGATTGCGAGGTCATGCAGGTCGCCGCCGCACTCTTCCACAACCGACTCAGACTCACCGCTGATGCAGGCTGAACTACACACCGTCAAAGAACTCGCCGGGCTGCTCAAGCGGGCCACGTCCTACGTCTACGCGATGCGAGCGCAGGGCTTCGAGATGCCGGGAGGCCGAGCGACACTCCAGCAGGCTGTCGACTGGCTCCGAGAGAACCCACACCCCCGGCAGAACAAACGGGACAGAACGGACAGCGGCGAGTGATTTGACCGGTCGACAGATCTGGCTCTAGGCCGCCGGATTAGAGCGTGGCCGCCTCGACGCCATTCGTCCGCAGTTATCTCCGCAATCTCTGGGCTGAAGCCCAAGCTGCGAATCTGACGCTGCTCGCAAAACTGACGGCTCTCAACGCGTCGGCGGTCACATCCGTTGCGTCTGGCAAAGTCCTCCAGAGCACTTCCGGGAATGGCCGTAGCGTCACCTTCCAAGTCAACGCTACTGAGGGTGTCACTCCTACCGAACTGGTGGAGATGCTCGACCGCCTCATCAATCTCTACGATGCCGCGGTGGCTGCTGGGAACGCGACGGACTCGGCTAGATACGCCTACATGCTCGCAGCGCTCCGCCCAGTCACGGCGTATCACTCCAAGTTCCAGACTCTGCTCCGATGACACTCTCTCAACGCATCGCCGCGGCTGTCCGGTTCGTGGTCTCACCGAAGGCCCGCTATGAGGGAGCCCGGCACTCCACTAGCCGCTCAACGCTCCACGGAAGCGTGCAGGCCGCTCGATACGAGCTGGTCCGTCGGTCGCGCTATTTCGAAAGAAACAACGCCTTCGTCAATCGCCTCGCGGATCTCTTCGAGCAGTACACGGTCGGGCAGGGACTCGCCTTCTTCCCGGCCTCGCAGGACACCGCTTGGAACGCTTCGGCTCTGCAGTATTGGAGAGACTGGACCAAGTTCGCCGATCTCAGTTCGCGCCTTTCGTTCGGCACGCTTCAAGGAGTCATCGCCCGTTCGCTTTTCGTGGACGGCGAGATCTTCGTCTTGCTGACCCGAGGTGAGACCGGAAATCCCCGGATCCAGCTAATCGAGTCCCACAGGGTTGAGACTCCTCCCGACGCCAAGGCCAACGTCATCGACGGCGTTGAGATCGACAGCCGGGGACGACCGGTGGCCTACCACATCGCCACCGAGGACGCCCGCAAGATCAAGACGTACAGCCGCGCCGCTGCGGAGTTCGTCGTGCACATCTTCGAGCCCGGACGCCCCGGCCAGTACCGCGGACTCCCAGCGCTCTACCCAGTCATGAACGACCTTCATGATCTGGACGACCTGCAGCTCCTCGAGATGCAGGCCGCAAAGGACGCGGCGCAGGTGCAACGCGTCATCAAGACCTCGACTGGGGAGGTCTCCGACGACGATCTCATTCGCGGAACTGTCACCGGATCCGACAACGTCGAGCGGTCCTCCTATTACAAGGATGTTTTCCAAGGCAGCGCCGTCGTGCTGAAGCACGGTGACGAGTTCCAGCAGTTCGCGGTTGAACGTCCCAGCGCTGCGACGAGCGGATACTGGGATTACCTCACCGCAAAGGTTTGCGCTGGCGTTGGCATCCCCAAGGAAATCGTCCTCCCATCCTCGATGCAGGGGACGTCGATGCGATCCGTTCTGGACATCGCGAACTCGTTCTTTAGGTCGCGTTCCTCGGTGATCGCTGACCACCTCAAACGCGTTTACGAGTATGTGATGGAGGTCGGCATCCAGACCGAGCCATTCCTGCAGCCCGCGCCGTCGGATTGGTATCGGTCGAACTACCGATCACCGCGAGCCATCAACGTCGACGTGGGGCGAAACTCCGCTGCTGCGGTTGCTGAGTTCAAAACCGGCATGCGGACTCTCCAGTCGATCTACGCTGAGACCGGCGAAGATTGGCGCGAGCAGTTGCGGCAAAAGGCGGCAGAAATTGCGTATGCCCGCGATCTTGCCACGGAGTTCAATGTCGACCGCGCCGAGATCATGACTCTCGATCCGAACGAGTTGTCATCGAACAACGCAGCCAATACCACCGAATGAGCACTTGGTTCGACATCAAAGCGAAGGCTGAGGCCGAGGCTGACGTCTTTCTCTACGACGAGATCGGCGGTTTTGGCGTAAACGCTCGAGACTTCATCTCTCAGATCCGCGCTAGTGGGGCGAAGAAGATCAACTTGCGGATCAACTCCCCGGGTGGGTCTGTCTTCGACGGGCTCGCTATTTACAACTTTCTCAAGGAGCAGGATGTCACCGTGCAGGTGGATGGTCTCGCTGCTTCCATCGCTTCGGTGATCGCGATGGCCGGTAAAGAGGTCCGCATCGCTGGTAACGGGTTCATCATGATCCACAACCCTTGGGGTGGCGCGATGGGCGACTCCGAGGACATGCGTCAAACTGCTGACCTTCTCGACAAGATCCGGGACAGCCTCGTTGGCACTTACGCCAAAAAGACCGGAAAGGACGCCGAAACGATCAAGCGGTGGATGGACGAGGAGACTTGGTTCTCTGCCGAAGAGGCTAAGGAGAACGGCTTCGTCGACACGATCACGGACGAGGTAGCGTTTTCGGCTTCTGTCCGCTCATTCAAGAAAGCCCCGGCAATCTTGAACAAGCCCAGCACAACCGCCCCGGACGCTGCAAAGCGTGCCTTCCGAAAAGGCATTCAGCAGGTCGAGGACGGCAAGGCTGGTGACGGACTGGATCCCGCCACGGTCAGAGAGGCCCGCGCACTTGCTGACGGTGAGACTCCGACAGAGGCCAAGGTCCGAAAGGCCAACCGCTGGTGGGCTCGCAACGAGCGCTTCCTCGATGCCGAGGCTGACAGTCCTGCTGACGTCTCCGCCAACCTCTGGGGAGGTGCTGCTGGCCGTGATTGGTTCCGCGCTAAGTACGCAGAGCTGGAGCTGCAGGAAGACGACGACGATCTAGACGACAACAACAACAACACAGACATGGAAAAACTTCTCAACGCATTGGCTGGGGTCGGGCTCGTCCCGTCTGCTCAGATCGACGAGGACGCTGCAGTCGCTGCGTTCACCGCTGCTTTCGCTTCGATCACTGAAACTCACAAGACTGCAATCGAGGCTCTAACCTCCGAGCGTGACGCGCTCAAGGCCAAGCTCGACGAGGCCGCCAAGGTCGAGATCTCCAACAAGGTCGAGATCGCTATCAAGGAAGGCCGCATCAAGTCCGACTTGAAGGACCAGTGGATTGCTAAGATCTCTGCCGACTCTTCCGCGCTGGAACTGCTCAACTCGATTTCTGCCCCGGTCATCGGAGCCGAGCCGGTTGGGGCTCCCGCCGCTAAGACTTCCGTTGACCTCCGCGCTGAGTTCGACGCGATCACTGACCCCAAAAAGCGCTCCGCTTTCTGGTCCGCTAACAAGGCCCAGTTGCTGAAGAAGTAACCTCAACAAACACACAACATGCCCAATACCCTCGACTCCGGCCTAAATGGGACGCTGATCTCCCAAGCGGGCCTCGATGCCTTCGTCGGTGCTTTCGCCCCGATGCAGGCCTTCACCACTGACTTCGATCCGGCCCCGGCCTCGAAGTCTGACACGATCCAAGTGCCCTACGTTCCGGCTGCTTCTGCCGCCGCTGACTTCTCCGGCACCTACACCCGGCAGGACTCGACCCTCAACAAGCGCACGATCACGCTGAACAAGCACAAGTTTGTGTCTTGGTATCTCAGCGATGTCGCCATCGCTAAGAGCCCCGCGGTTGCTCTCGAGCGCTTCGGCATGCAGAAAGGCTACCAACTCGCGAAGGCTGTTTTCCAAGACATCCTTTCGGCTGTGACCCTCGCGAACTTCGGCGCTGCCGCTCACACTGGTGTGGCCGCGAACTTCGACTTCGCCGACGTGATCGACATCAAGCAGGCCTGCGACGCCGCTGACATGCCCGAGGCTCCTCGGTCGCTGGTGCTCGGCTCGTCCTACTACAACGCGCTCCTCAAGGACTCCGTTATCAAGGACGCGTCCGCTCTCGGTGCTACCGCCAACCAGACCGGCAGTCTCCCGAACCTGTCCGGATTCATCACCTACCGCTCCAGCTTGGTTCCCGCGAACGCTGAGAACCTCGTTGGCTTCGCCGCCTACCCGAGCGCGATCGTGACCGCCATGCGGTATCTCCAGCCCTCTGGCCGTAGCCAAGACGGCGTGTATCGCCCCGTCGCTGACGAGAACACCGGCATTACCCTCGGTTACCGCGAGTTTTACGACAACGACAAGGGCGAGGTCGTGGCGGTGCTGGAGGCGTTCTATGGCTACGCACTCGGCGAAGCCTCAGCGCTCAAGCGTGTCATCAGCGCCTAATTGCCATGCGCTCCGCAATTCTGATCGCTGACGGCAAAGTGGTCCTCGGACCCTCT